GAGACCAGAGAGACCCCCAAGGGCACCCCCTACTGCGTAGGGAGCGTGGTGTCGAACTACAAGGTGAAAAAAACTGGTACCGACGAGGCGACCTGGTTCCGCATTTCGGCATGGGGGCCCATCGGTCAGATCCTATTCGAGCGGGGCAAGAAGGGGATGCGTATATTCGTCACTGGTCGGCTGCGGCCCATGGAGTATGAGAACGAGCGCGGGTTTTTCCGCGGCTATGAGGTAATGGTTGAGGTATTACGTCTCCTGGATTAACCAACGGAGGAGGGTGAAATGTTCCACAGAGACACGAAGACGTGCGGGATCAAGGGGTTTGCGCTGGGGAGGCTGCACGAGAAGCCAGTCCTGACGATCAAGCTGCGAACCCACATCACCGAGGACGAGCTGGAGGACCTCGGGATGAATGGTGAGTCCCTGGGGGCGTTCGGCCAGAAGGTCACAGGCCCGAAGGCCTTGGCCACCCACTGGCTCTCCATCGGGGAGGCGATGAAGGAGTGGACGTTCAAGTTCTCCAGCCCTCTGGCGAAGCCGAAGATCGAGGTGACCGGAGCGACCGAGGACGACAGCGATGTCAACGTGAACTACTTCTTCTCCTTCGAGGTCACGACGGCCCTCGATGAGGAGAAGCACAGGGCCCCCCTCTGGGATCTGCTCTGCCACCACGGGATGACCGTGAGCATCGACTTCCAGGAGATGCGCACTGGCGACCTCTTCAATGACGGCAAAGGCGACGACGGCAAGGGCGACGATGCAGGCGCAGAGTAGACCCCCCATGGGTGAGTATCGAAAAAAACCCGTGCGGATCCTGCGGATGGATCGTCGTTGGAAGCGCCTGCGGCGGCAGCCCCATCCGGAGGATCGTCGGGTCCGGTCTATCATCCGAAACAGTCAGGACACTGGCTACACCTCGCATCAGATCGTGGACCGACTCAACCGGGCTGGCTTGTCCACTGTCCGGGGGCGGGTATGGAACGTCTCCAACCTCGGCCACTTCATGACGCAGTGGGGCCTGTCGGACGATTCAGGGAGGCGGGAGTTTCGGAAGGCGAAGCTACGGTCAGCAGCCATCGCTGGGGTTCTACGGAGGGTCCGTCCTGGGCGCGGGGAACCGTTCACCGCGGCGACGCTCCTGCCGCACCTCCGGGTGGAGGAGTGGCACCGGCACGCGTTCGATATTCCGAAGGGGGGCGACATCGGCCTGGACATCGTTGCCCGGGTCGAGGAGGTCCTGTTGCGGTACGTGAAGGATGGGCGGCTTGTGGTGGTCAGGCACGGTGTCTACGAGGTGAACTACGCGGAGAAGGGGAGGTGAAAAGTGAAAGACAGATCACAGATAGACAACGAATTGCGCGCCATAGCGAAGAGACTGGAGGGTAGGGTGCCGTGCGGGTGCGATTTCGACAAGTGGGACCCCGAGCGGTCCACTGGGCACACCCTAGAATGCCGCATTCATATGCTGGCAATCGGAGCATGGGCGCGGCGACCCAGTCCAGTCGTGAGGTGAAGGAGCCTGTGGTGGCCGTGGCTGCCGAGATTGACGGGAAGGGGAGGTGAGGGGTGAATATGGACCAGAGCGAATTGATGATCGATGCCTACCGAAAGGGCTGGAAGGCAGGCGTAGTCAGGGGCCTCACCGTCGCTGCCTGGGTCGTTGGCGCTGGCTTGATGCTGGTGACCCTAACCTCCTGCGCCCACCCCCCAGTACATCCCAGACCCCGTATCCATGGAGGTCTGGACGGACGCGCCCGGAGAGCCTGACCCGCTTGCCGAGTGCCACCGGGTGACGGGCGAAGGGGCGTGCGTGGTGATGAGTGCGCGGGCACTGGCGTGGTGGATGGCTAAGTGGGTTGCCTGCGAGGAGCGGCTTGAGGCCGGGGAGGGGGAGGAATGAGCGAAAGCATAACAATCCACGCAACCGAGGGCATCCGGCACATGGCGGCAAACCCCGACTGGCCCCATGAGTGCTGCTGGCCGGGCGACTGCAACCACCGCGCCAGCCTCGACGGGATCAAGCGGTGCGAGTCGCCGGCGGAGTGCGAATGGTTTTGCGAGGTGAAGCGATGAAGACCCCATGGGGCAACTGCGACGGCTGCGGCAAGCCCGCACCCCTGGCCAACCTCTACCCGCTTGAGGGGGAAGCGCTCTGCATGGAGTGCTACTCAGGCAAGACCAAGCCGGGGGAGGGGGGGGATGGAGGGGGGACCAGCGAGCAACTCCCCCCATTGACACCCCCCTCTGACCGCATCCTCGAGGTACTCCGGCTCTACGCGGACCCCGCCAACTGGGGCGACAGCAACCAGACATCTAGATTGACGCACTGGAAGGGCACGCAAGGTGCGGGCTTCGGACCGGCGCGGCGACTGCTTGAGGAGATTGAGGGATGACCTTCGGGTCCCTATTCAGCGGAATCGGAGGCGGCGACCTCGGACTGGAGCAAGCGGGCATGGCTCCGCTCTGGCAGATTGAACGGGACAAACAAGCCCGGGCCGTCCTAGAGAGACACTGGCCCGACGTGCCGCGGTACGGCGATATCACCGAGTTGACCGACATGGCAGCGCTGCCAGGGGTAGACGTAATCATCGGCGGGGATCCATGTCCCTGCCGCAGCCGAGCGAGAGGTGCCCATGAAAGCAGCTCACCAGACCTATTCCCCGAATTCCTGCGAATCGTGCAAGCACAAAGACCTCGCTGGGTGCTCCGCGAGAACGTGGTGGCTGGCGATGTGGACGCGTGCGCTGAGGCATTCGCCAGACTCGGGTATGCAGTCGTCGTCGCAGAGGTGGACAGCGCCCAGGTTACGGGTCAATCCAGGCCGCGTCAGTACCTTCTCGGAGTGCTTAGATCCTCCGGGCTCTGCCCCGTCTTCGCTCTTTCTCAGCGCGAGGGCATGGGCCGGGATCCAGAAGCGGGCAAAGAAGCGCAAGCACCGGGTCCTTGTCTTTCGACGAACCCCAGACGGTGGGACACACGTGACGGCTATGTGATTGAGCCGCGTCCAACGCTGATGGCCAAGCCGGGGAAAGGCGACCACAACGCCCGGGAGGCTTTCGTAGCGGACTGCGTTCTGGCTGGCCACGACAAGGCGTCGCACGACCAAACATTCTTGGACGAGCACGGCCCCGGGCTGCGCATTCTGTCCGCAGCAGAGCGGGAGAAATTGCAAGGATTCCCGCCAGAATGGACCGATGGACACAGTTTCACGGCACGATGCAGAATGCTCGGCAACGCTATGACCGTCCCGGTGGTGCGGCATTTCGGAGAGGCAATTATAGCAATGGAGACCCCATGACTGACCCAAAGCACGACAGAGCAACGTACAACCTCCGCGAAGCCTTCATCGCCTTCCTGCTGCGCCAGCTCGGGGAGGCGTACATCTGGGGGGCCAACGGCGGCACAGCACAGGACTGCTCCGGGCTCGTCACCGAGGCCATGCGGACGTTCCGCGCGCTGACCGAGGACGGCTACAAGGACAAGAACGCCCACGGCTGGATGCACTACTTCCTGACCCGAAAAGACTGCTGCGTGGTGGACCATCCATACCGGGGCTGTCTCATCGGCTGGGACGTGCCCCACGCGGGCCATATCGCCGTCTGCCTGGACGACCGCTACTGCATCGAGGCGAGCGGGGGGAGTTGGACGGACTACAAGCACAGGGGCAAGCTGAGCAAGGAAGATTGGCGGCGGAAGTGCGTCGAGGAGGGGGCGCAGGTGTGTGTGCGGACGATTGCTCGGGATCGGACTGTTCATGCGTGCGTTGACCCGTTTCTATGGCTGCGGCTATGAAGCAGTTCAAAGCGTGGGTCTACGAATGCGAGTTCTGCGGCAAGCGTGGCAGGAGCGCCGGTCACATGCGAAAGCACGAGAAGCATTGCACCATGAACCCGGAGCGTGAGTGTCGTATGTGCGTGCATGTCTCCGGGGGCCAGTCGCACACCGTAGGGGAAAACATCGAAGCGGCAAGGGCTGACCCTATCAAGCTCGAATACCTGCGAGAGATGACTGAGAGCTGCCCTGCATGTATCTTCGCCGCGTTGCGACAGGGCAAGTTCCAGATCGGGGACAGGTTCGGGCCTGAAGGAATGGAGCCGGGGGCTGACTTCAACTACAGCACAGAGTGCAAAGAGTTCTGGGATGAGGTCAGGAGAGAAGATATGGAGCGCATGGGGAATTGTCCCAACCTGGGAACGGTGTACTATTGATCCAGACAATTGCCTTATTAGTCTCCCTGGGCATGACGCCCATAGACGCGCAACGCCTCACCCTCTACGTCCACGCGGCCGGCGCGCTCTACTCGGTGGACCCTGCTGAGTTGCTGGGGATCGCATCGGCAGAGAGCACGCTGGGGTTGGACCGCAGACGCAGCCACAAGGGCGCTTGCGGGATGATGGGTGTGCTGGGGTCTCGGTACGGAAGTGCGCCGTGCTGGGCCATGGAGGCGTTCGTGTGGCTGGCTGTTTTGGAGGGGGCGAAGCGGCTCCGCTACTTCACGGACCATTGCGGGGAGTGGGCGCTTCCAGCCTACAACGGGGCTTGGACGAACTGCTGCGGCGGCTCCTACTACCGCAAGCGCAAGGCCGACGGGCGGGTCTGGCGATGCTCTACGTCGTATCGGGCTCGGGTGCGGGCTTTTGCTCGGCGGGTGAATAACTGACAACAACGGGAGGACGACGATGGTTCACTGGACATACATTCTCATGGGCGCCGGGGCGGGGGTGTTGCTGACCCTCTTGGTTCTGCGGACCTACCATCTGCGGGACCTGCACGCCCGCTTCAACGCGTTTCTGTACCATCTTCAAGCGAAGACACCGAAGCACAGCCAGAAGGGGCTCAAGACCGCCCTGGACATGGCTATTGAGTTCGGCTGGAACGCGAAGTCGGACAGGAGGAAACAGGTGGCTCCGCGCGCCAAGCTCAAGGTAGTCCACGACGACGACGCTTGACGCACCAGTCCTTTTCTCCCCATACTGGTAGCGCAAACCAAAAGGGGAGGCCCTGCGGATGGGGTGTCTTTATCCTCGGCCAGATTATCTTGACCCCCAGTCCCGCGCCTGCCCGCTAGACCCAAGCATCCACACCTGGGACCGCCAGTACCACGAGTGGCTCACCGCGAACCCGCTGCTCAAGGAAGAGATGTTCCTGCTCTACGAGAAGGAACCCCGTCACTTCCTGCTTGATGCTCTGAAGATCACCGCGAAAGAGGGCGACCTGGTTCCCCTGGACATCGACTTCCAGGACTACGGTCGGGCGCAGAACGCGCTCTATGACATGGTGATGCGGCAATGGCGAGACTCGGGGATGGTGCGAGTCACTATTCTGAAGGCTCGGCAGTGGGGCGGGTCCACTGTCATTGCGGGCCTCCTGATGTGGCTATCGCTGATTATCCACCGTCGCGCTAACGTCCTCGTGGTGTGCGAAAAGAGCAAGAAGACTCAGGGCATGTTCCGGCGTTACAAGGCGATGTATAAACACATGCCAGCGTGGCTGAAGCCTGCGACGGCATACGCCACAAAGGGCACTCTGGAGTTTGAAGGCGCGCACCCGGCCCGTCCCAACGAAGAGGTCGTGAGTCGGCTGGATACCGAGACGGCAAATTCTCTGGATCTGGGTCGAGGCGACACCTACCAGGGCGTCCACAAGTCGGAGACGGCAAGATGGGGGCCTTTGGCAGAAGAGGTTGAGAATGGATTGTCAGAGGCCGTCCCCGATGTCCCCGGCACCATGGAGTTCAACGAATCCACGGCCTACGGATGGGGAGGCCCGTTCTTCGACGATGTGATCCTGGCCCGCGAAAACGGAACCCTCCTGTTTGTTCCGTTCTTTTGGATTGAGCAGTACGAACTACAACCCGGGGACCCCAGGTGGAACCACCCGAAGGTGGACGGGGATTTCTACTCCTGGCAGGACGCATGGGATAGGGAAGCCTACGACGAGGCATGTACGCCAGAGGAAACGGAGATCGTCCGGGAGTTCCATTTGACCCCGGGCCAGCTCGCGTGGCGCAGGCACCGGATGGGCACCAAGAGCCGCGGGGATCCGGACTTGTTCCGCCAGGAGATGCCGCACACCGTCGAGAGCGCGTTCATCGAGTCGGGCTCGCCGGCCTACAAAACGGCCAGTCTGCACTGGAAAATGAAACACGAGGTGCGCCCCCCCGACCACCGCGGGGTGCTCATCAGGGCAGCCAGCCCGGCAGCGGAGGTGCCGAAGACCATCCAGGACAAGGTGGCCGCGCGCAACCTCGTCTACGAGTTTGTCCCTGACGGCTACGGGGAGGTGCTGATCTGGCAGATGCCCGTCCCGGGCCGCACCTACGCAATCGGCATTGACCCCTGCGGCGGGACCGACAACAAGTTCCTGAGCATCAGCGAAGGGCAAATGAAGAAGCGCGACCGCGCAGCGATCACGGTTTGCGACGCGAACACCCGCGACCTGGTGGCAGCGGTCCACGGAATCATCATCCCCAGGGAGATCGGAGAACTCGGCTTGGCCCTGGCGTGGTTCTACAACGAGGCCCCTGCCAATATCGAGATGAACGGGGAGTGGGGCAGCGCTGTCCTGAAGGTGTTCCGAGACAACCACTACGCGTTCCTCTACACCGAGAAGGTTATCAGGAACCAGCGAGACACCGACACCGTGCGCTTCGGGTGGACGGCTTCTCGTGAGTCACGCGGACTGGCCTACTCCAACGCCAGAGGTATCATTGCGGAGAACAAAGCCAAGATCCCGTGGGACCTCCTGCTTGACGAGATGATGACAATGGTCAACGTGCCCTTGCGGTCGGGCGACGTGAAGCCGATGGCCAAGGACAATTGTCACGACGACGCGAACTCGGCGTGGGTGGTCTGCCAGATTCTCATCACGGAATGGGAACACCGGCTGAAAATCAAAGAGCCGGAGGTGGAAGAAGAGAATCGTATCGAGGAGCGTTCACGGGGGGTTTGGGACTATATGGACCGGGCCATTGCGGACGCCAACGACGAAGACCACGGGCTCCGTTCTGTGCGTCTGTAAAAAATAATACTTGACAGGACGTAGTTTTGTTTCCCTACAATGTAGCATCGGAGGGATGACATGACCGGAGTTTCCATCGACCAGACAACCGCCCTTGCGCTTGCCGTCCTCGGTGCGTTGGTGCTCTTGTCGCGTCTTGCCGTCAGTCTCTACAAGTACCGCTGCAAATTCATCATGGAGCAGAAGAGGCAGGAGATTGACGACGCGTGGCAGAAGATTGGTCAACTCCCAGCCGATTCACCCGCAGATTACCCGGGGTCTGGGCCAGCGTTCATGGGCCAACCCCCGCTCCCACCGTTCCAACCAGCATCAACCGTGATGCCCGATAGATACCCGGAGGAACCCGAGCCAGTACCCGTGACGGAGCAGCCAGCACCAGCACCGGGCGTGGCACCGACAGCACAGGTGTCTCCCGGCCCCTAAAAGGGTGGGCGCCGTGGCGGACAACTTCTGGAACACGTTCTTCAGCGCCATGAACAAGGGCGTTGATACTGCCTTTCAGGCGGCGAACCGCTCGTACATGCCCAACCCCCACGACACGATGACCGCCCCTGGTCAGGAGCGTGCCCAGGCCGTGTGGCCACGCGACTTCGCAGGCCCAGGCGAGAATATGTCCCTCAACCCGTGGGCAGAACCAGCAGTCCAGGAGCCAGCCCCTTTCCAGTCCCCCCTCGGCCAGCGCCGCTACGTCGAGCGCGATGGCAAGGGTATGATGGTTGGGGACCGCTTCCCCGCCCACACGCAAAAGATGATGGAGATGTCGCAGGGGGCTCCGGCAGGCATGGCGACTCCGCAGCAACAGGACCCGATGGCGAACCGTCGCGCTGCGGCTGGTGCCATGGGGACACTGCATCGCCTGGGTTCGGAGCGGGGCGGTTCGTGGGCGCCGCGCCAAGGCCCAATAACTCCTCGTCCACCGTCGCCCCAGACGCAGGCACTCATGCAGCAGCTCGGGCAGATGCCGGAGTATCAGCGTCCGGTGGCAGCAGCCCCGCAGGGTCAACAGGGGGTGGCGAACGCCCTGTTCCGTGATTTCGAGGTACCCGACGACCTACGATCCATGCGTTTGAGCTTCGAGCGCATGGGCAACCGGGGGAGGTTCTGATGCCCGGACTTATCCAGCGGGACGTGCAGCCACCCAAGAAGAAGTTCAACCCGCTCCAGGGTCTCCTCGGTATGGGGAGTCGTCTCCTCTTCGGTGGCCTCAACTTGGCGACGGGCGGCGCGACGGCTCCGTTTACTGGCGTGATGCAGGCCGGCGCCGACAGGCTCATGGGCCAGATAGGCCAAGGCGGCGGCGACCAGGACCGGATGGCCCAGGAGGAATACCTTCGACGGCTCCAGATGCAGCGCCAAGCAGCCTTTGGTGGCGGCTACGACAATCCGTGGGCAGACCCGGGTGGCATGGACCGCCTGAGACGGCGGTACTAGCGGAATGGCTCGAACTGCCGAAGAGAAGGTCCACCAAGTCTTGCTCCAGCGGGTGAGGACTTGCGAGATTGGGAAGTCTCAGTTCATTCCCGAGTGGCAGCGGAACGTTGCCTTCCTCCAGAACCGCCAGTGGGTGATGTGGAACGGGTCGCAGTGGGTGGACATGCCCATCCCGAAGTGGATGTCCGCTATCACCCTCAATTTCATGCAGCCCATCGCTTTCGTCACCATTGCGAAGCTCACAGCGAACCGCCCCCAGTGGGAGGTTATGCCCTGGACCGACGAAGAGGACGACAAGATGCAGGCGCGGGGCACCGAGGCCCTGCTTGAGCACCTGTGGGATTCCATGAACATCCGCGCCAAGTCGGCGCGAGCGGTCTACTGGAACCTCGTGGCCGGCTTCTGCGGCTTCGGTGTTTACTGGCAGCCCCACGATGGCTACACCACGGAAGAGGAAGAGTTTGAGGACGCCGAAGTGGTGGACCTCGACACGGAGCGCAAGAAGCGTCGCAAAATAATTGACCACGGCAAACCCGTCACCAACGTCATCAGCCCCTTTGACCTGGGCATAGACCCCTACGCGGAAGACGACGAAGACATTGGCTGGCTGTATCGGATCCGGTGGGTTCACAAGTCCTGGCTCAAGAAATGGTTGCACAAGCGCGCCAAGGAATCAGAGAAGGGTGCCCCGCTGTCTGGCTTCGGCTCGAAGTGGGAAGGCGTGGTGGACGGCGAGGACGGCAACGACCCCGACGACTGGCTCGTGGTCTACGAGATGTACTCCCGACACGACAAGCGCATGTGGCTGTTCACGCTGGACCGCATCCTGCACACCGAGGAGTGGTTGACGGACTGCCCCATCGTCCTTTTCCGCATGTTCGACCGGCTCGGGGACCTCAAGGGCAACCGGGTTGCAGGCAACGCGCTACTCGGAACCCCGCTGATGTCGGCCCTGGTGCCGATTCAGATGGAGATCAACAAGACCGCCAGCCAGATTCTCCAATACAAAGACCATACCATCTACCCGCGGTGGTTGTCCCAGGAAGCGCACGACTTGGACATCTCCGAGATTTCGCGCCGGCCCCACACGCAGATCACCTACAAGAACGTCGGGGGACCTGCCCCGCGCGAAGTCCAGGTCAGGCCATTGCCCGCATACGTCGTCAACCTTGTGCGAGACTTCAAGCAGCACATGGAGGACATAGCGGGCATCCACGATATTACCCAGGGCCAGGCCCCCGGGTCGATCCAGACGGGTCGCGGGGTTGCCATTTTGGCGGAGATGGACGAGCGCCGCTGGGGACCGCCCGCAACGAACCTCACCGACGCACTGAGCAAAATAGGAACGTTGACCGTGCGGGCCTGGAAAGCGAGAGCCCCCGAGAAACTGACC